AGAAAAAATAAAAAGAAAAAAGCAACTGTAAATTTAGATTTATAAAATTCGCAAACTCTTATTTAAATATAAATTAAATAACAAAAGATTCTGTTTTATCAGGCTCTGTAAAAGAATAAGCGCCACCACCACTACTACCATTCTTTTCTAATTTGACTCCATTACTACCAGCACCTTCTGCAATGTATGTACCTTCTGTATTAAAATATTCATTTTGAAATAAAATTGTGTATAATGCTGGCAACAGTATTAATACCCACGAAATATTGGTATAACCCGATTTACAAATAATTTGTAAATTCCAAGTCCAAAATACAGTTATTAAGCATATTTTTAGTAAATATAATAGAGATACATTTTTAAATAAAGCAAATAAAATAGTAATTATTGAAATGCCCAAATATATTTTAGATGGCATGCATATTTTTTTAATAGCAGAAATAAATGACATATCAAATATATATATATATATATTATTTTTATATTTTTTATATATTTTTTTGTTAAAATATAGATTATTCACATTTACAATCCAATATTATTTTAATACGGTGTTTATTTTTGTTAATATATAAATCAATCATAATATTCAAAATTCATAAATTGACTCATTATTGAAGGATGAATTGATTCAATATTCATTTTTTTATTTCAAAAAAATGAATATAATAATAATATATGTATATTATACAAAGTAAGTGATAAGTAATATGTCTCATAATTTATATAACAATTCCATTTTAACAAATAAAATTGTAATTTCAGCTTCTAAATTAACTGGAAATATCCAAAATACATTGACTACTATTCTAAAAAATGATTTAGAAGGCAAATGTCACGAAGAAGGTTATATTAAACCGAATTCTATTAAAATTATTAATTATTCAGCTGGATTAATTGATACTAATTCTAAAATTACATTTTCGGTATCATTTGAATGTGGATTATTATATTTGACAAAGGGATTAGAATTAACTTGTATTGCGGAAAGCTTGCTTAATTCTGGTATTCATGCGTCAATTAAGGGATATCCAATTATAGTGGATATTTCAAGAGATTATTATAATTCTAATATGGATTTATTCAACAGTATTCAGGTAGGTGATAAATTTATTTGTAAAATTATTAATCAACAATTTGAACTTAATGACAAAACTATTAATATATTGGGAGAATTAATTTCCAAGGTATAAAAATAATGTTAGATATTGAAAAAAACAAAAATATTTTATCATAAAAATAAAAATATATTTTTATTATATATAATGGATAAATTATTTAATATTAACGAAATGTTAAGACGCTTATTTAAATACATATTTATGTTTGTATTAATGTCCATCACTCTTTGGTTTATTCCAACAATTCAATTAAATAGCATTGAAATTACAATTTGTGCGTTAATAGCTACATCTATATATAGTATATTAGACACAACTATGCCTTGTTCTACTTAATTAACATATTATCCATTTATAAACAATTTGACAAGTATTATTTAATTCAGATATACCAGTTATTTGAATTATAATTTTATAAATAATTTTATTATTATTATTATTATTAATACAATTATTATTATTATTATTATTATTATTATTATTATTTAAATTAGAATTTGAATTTGGAGTATATATATTTACACATTTCATTTCTTTTTTAAATGCATAGAGAGGTATTAATTTATTATTTGATTGTGATTGTATGTAATTATTTAATAAATAACTTTCAATCTGATGTAATTGATTAAATATATTAACATTTGCAATATTATTATGTGAAAATAATAAACTGGTTTGATTATAAGATTTATCAATCAATACATATTTATTCGGTATTTTTAAATATATTCCATTGCTTGTATAAAAATGGGCATCATAAAATATACGAGTAAAATAGCTGCTATTTTTAATTTTATTATAATAATACACATTATTTTTATTAAATAAATGCAAAAGTATTGGAAAATACATATTACACAACAAAAACTATATATGTATAATAATTAAAATCATAAGTTATTACGATAATTAAATATATATTTATCATTTCATTTCATTTTATTTATTTCATTTCATATCATTTCATTTCATTTCATATCATTTTATTTATTTCATTTCATATCATTTCATTTCATTTTATTTATTTCATTTTATTTTATTTTATTTTATTTTATTTTATTTTATTTTATTTTATTTTATTTTATTTTATTTTATTTTATTTTATTTTAAATAAAAAATTAAATTAGTTTTAAATTAAATAAATACGCATATAATTCATCTTTTGATAAAGGATTGATTGTACTATTGTAATCTTTTCCTTCTACCTCATTCATAACAGATTTATATGGTGGTTTAATAAACATATATTCCTGCTTATCCACGGTTAAACGCAATGATTGTGTAACATTTATCAATGATTCTAATAATTTTTCTCCTGGTCTAAGTTTAGTACGTACTATGGGTTTATTATATTTTTCAGAAAACAATTCAATTAAATCAACTATTTTACATGAAATAAGTTTAGGAATAACCACATCACCTGATTCGCCATATAACATTGCATGTTCTACTAATTCTACGCTTTGTTCTAATGTCATAACAAATCTCGTCATTCTATCATCTGTTAATGAATAATTGGGTCTATCAGGGTTCATTCCAATAGTATGTAAAATAGGAATAATACTACCACGAGAATTCAATACATTTCCATACCGAACACACACAAATTTAATTGAAGGAATATATTTTGCCTTTTCAATCATAAGACATTCAGACGCTGCCTTTGCCATTCCATATAAATTGACTGGATGACATGCTTTATCTGTACTAATAAAACACACTGTTTTTAAATTTGTTAGTTGTAATTGGTTATTTTCAATGGAATTAAGTACATTTTGTGTTCCTAATAAATTTGTATTAATACATTCGTTGGATTCATATTCGCATTTATCAATATGTTTCAGGGCTGCCGCCATAATAATAAAATGGGCATTAATTCTTACTAATGTTTGAGTTATTTTATGAATGTCTGAAATATTACCAATAATAAAATGTAAATTAGGGTGATTATTATATTTTAGACTTAATTCCCAATGCTTACATTCATCTCTTGAATATATATATAATTGATGATTGTCTATATATTTATCAATTAACTTTTGCCCAAGAGAGCCAGAACCACCAATAATAAGTATGGTTGAATTAGTAGGTAATACTAATCCTTGATGGTCTAAATTTAGATTACAAACATTGCTTAATTCACTCATATTATTTTTAAAAAAAATAAATGCTTATAATATCAATAAACATATTAATAAATCATTTATAACCGAACAATTTTTAATAAAATACAAAAATAATAAAAGATATAAACATAATGATTATTAATAATATAATATGAATACTATTTTTTATAATAAAGAAGTAAATTATTTGACAAAATCTAACATATCTTTACAACATACAAATAATTGTGAAAAGGACAATGAATTGTTAAATAATGAGTTAATACGAAATAATAACCCTTTAAACGGATGGACCTCTGAAATAATTACTTATGATAATAAAACTGATAATAAGCCTATAATTGCGAAAAAGTATTATAATAAAAAGATAGATGATAATATTTTAATTGAAAATTTTAATAATGAAGTGAATAGTTTAATAATTATGAAAGGAGAACAACGAATACCAAAAATTTATGGAATAAATACCAATGAATTATCTATAACTATGGAATATTGTGGTGTTCCATTAACCGAGGAAAATTGTCCTAAAAATTGGAAACAACAATTAATTAAAATATACAAAGTGTTACAAAAATATAATATTTATCATAATGATGTTCATATTGCTAATTTATGCGTGAAAAATAAAATAATATATTTAATTGATTTTGGATTAGCGAAACAACATATTGAATGGCAGTATCAGAATTTTAGTATGGAAATTATAAATAATGCTACTAATATATTGGAAGTATTTGAAAAAATTAGAAATAATGGCATTGAAATTAGAAAATGCATGTATTGCGATGATGGTATGAAAAATATATAATTAGTTTATTTTAATATGGTGTTTTTAATATTGTAAATTATCTTAATTTGAATAATAATAAATTAACTACTTTACCTGAAATTATTGAAAATCTTACTCAATTAGTTTATCTTCATTTATTTGAGAATAACTTGAATACTTTACCTGAAAGTATTGAAATTGAAAATCTTACTCAACTATGTGAGTATTCCAAAAAAATGCTAACCAATATAGAAAATGAATTTAAGGATGTATTCAACAAACACAAAACCTATTTTCATAATAATATATTTGAAGAATTAATTATGAAAACCATGCATACTTCAAGAATGTCCCAATTTATTGAATACGATTCTGATTTTGATTCTGATTCTAATTAATGTAATTAAATAAAAACCCTAAAAACCCTAAAAACCCTAAAAACCCTAAAAACATAATAATAATTATTAAAAATAAATTACATTGCCCAGGCTAATCCACATTCTCCACTAATAAATGAAACTGTATTATACATTTCTTCAAAATAATGCAAATCATACGTATATTCATATATTTGCCAATTATTTTTATTTACTCCTATGGCTGCTCCCGTTTCTGGGTCACAAATGGTTAATACCTGCGCATATTTATTTAATGGTGGTGTGATTGTGGTAATTTCTACTCGTATCGTTCTATACATATTCATATTTATTGCTCCCGATGGTTCCAAATTAAATGGGTCAGTTGATAAACAATAATTATAACAATATAATCCATTTGGGGCATTTCCTGCTGTTCGGGTGTATTTTTCGATTTCATTAAATACTCCAACAGGTTGTGGATTTTCTCGGTATTCTCCATTTAATAATATTGCCATTGTTACCAATATATCAGGATTATTTTGCGGATTATATGTAGGTGTTATAATATATCCGGTTTGCGTACCATCGGCTTGAACTCCTGGTCCAATATAAACAATTTCCGTACCACCACCCGATGTTTCGCGAATAATTGGATAAGTTCCTGATGATGGTGCTGCTTCCATTGGTATTGGCGGATAATTATATGGATAATTTGTATAATTAGACCATTCATTTCTCAAATTTACATCACTTCGCTGTAAATAAAAAAGATTGGATGAAATCATTCCAAATGACTCTAATTTATGACTTGACAACTCAAATAAATTACGGAATATATGCTCTCGTATTTGTTTTATTAAATATTTCTGTTCATACTTTACAAATAACTGACGCTCTATTTCTGGTATAAAGGCTTGCGTACATACCAAATGTATTGCTGGGTCCCAAACATTATTGCGATTTGTATAATCTTCCTGTAATAATTCCACACTGGGTGGTTGCTGTAAAAAACGATACATTTGCATATAATCATTGTTTGAATTGGGGGCAACATATGGAAAATTATTTACTTCATCCATAACATCTCTTATTTGGTACAAATGATTTATTGGGGCAAAAGTAATGAATATTTTAAGCTCGTTTTTATTAGATGAAATTAACGGATATCCTTGCTGACTTTTTAAACCAAACCATGCATTCAAGGGTATATTTAGTGTTTTTCCCGAAATACTTGGTTGAGAACTGGAAACAGACTCATTATAATAAGCATTTGGATACATATTTACTCGTCCCTGTGCATTCGCGGGGTCATTTAATTCTGGTATTTCTCCAATCATTTTATCAAATAAATCCTTCTTTGTATTAGAAAAATCACGCTGTACATATGCTAATAAAGCATCTCCCGAGTATTCTTGTAATTTTTGGTTACCACTTGTAATACTTATTCTACGTATCATTTTTGCTCCTATATCACGAATCCAGCGAAATTCATAGGGTGCCCATCTCTGTTCCAAAGTAATGTCGGAGTCACCATATTGAACTATGGCACTTTCCTGTAATTCTGTTAATTCTTCTGTTGTTTTGGGTGGTAATATACTACTCCAAATAGATGGTAAATCCACGGATAAATAAGCATCCATTAATATATCAGCATATCTTTTAATTTCAAATTCAAATGTAGTTTCATTATTGGTGCTTAGGGATTGATTACCATTATAATCAATTCTAAACTTTTGCATGCCAAAATTAGTATATGTTTTATATCCACTTTTAAAAAAAGATTTAGATGGTTCTCCATTTAAAAAAATGTTTTGCTGACCAACATATTCAATATTCATTAATCCTCCTGGCATTATTATTAATTACTATATTTTACTATATTATATACAAATATATATATTTATATATTTGTATTTTCATTTATTTATATTTTAAATATTTATTTATAGTAAATATTAAAAAAACACATGAATAAAATAATCATTTCGTAAACTATTTTTATTAATTATGATTCCAATTTGTTTTATTTTTAATGTGTTGTTGTAATTGTTTATTTGACACAAAACTTTTGGATTGATTATTTAATTTTGAATGTAAAAAATCCTTGGATGATTTACGTAAATTATATTGGTGATAATTTTCTTGCAAGTGATTGTTTAAAGTATTAAAAGATTTGATATTTATGTATTTGTAATTATTTAATTGTGGATAATAAGAATTATCTTCTGGAAAAGGAGAATTTTTCTGTATTTTATGACTTATTTCATTCAATGAAATTAATCCATCTATACTTCCATTCATTTTTAAATGTTTTAAATTATTGTCCGTAGTTAATCTATTTGTTCCGTCAAATAATTGTAATATATGTGAATCACCGATTTTATAAAAAGTAGAACGGTCTATAATTAATTTATTTTTTAAACAACGCTGTTGAAAAATATTATCTTCCATTCCCCAACCCCATAAATTAGGAAATCCATTCGTTTGCTCAAAGTCATGTCCTGTTATTGATACTATACCACCCAACGCATAATTAAATCCATAAAAATGCTTAACATTTCCATTTGTTGTTTGGTAATGTAAACAAGGTATAGAGGGAACTGTATCAACATCATTAAATACAAATGTAATATTCTGATAATCATTTGGATACAATCTTTTCATTGCTAAAAATCCAATATTTTTCATAGCACCCCTATTAAATGGTCGTTCATCGTTTTGTAATGAAAAATATACACTGTATTTTATATGTTTATTTGTGTCATAATTCATTACATATTGCATTTGATTAGTAAAAAATATTTTATGTGAAGAACGATGGCGATAAGGAACAATAAAAATTATGTCAGGAATAAATAAATTCTGTTCCGTCATTATCTATTTACTTTTATATAATATTATATTTAAAATACAATAGTTGTATTTATATAAATATAATTGAATAATTATACAATTAAAAATATATTATTTTAATCCGGTTTTTATTTTTTATTATTTAAAAATAGAAATATTCATATTCACAACCAATAAATTGAGACATTCATGAAGGTTTTTAGGTAAAGTATAATGATATGACGATTGAAAATATGTTATTATTTAGTTATATTTTGTAATATATAATATACTGTTATAAATATATTATATAATAATTGGAAAAAAATAAAAAATGACTGAAATAGAACATACTTTTATACCCGACAAAGATATATTATCGCAATCAATTACTTATTCTGATTATAAAAAGACAGATGTAAAAAAAGAATTAATGAAATGTTTAGAATTAAATAATATAGAGCAAGGAAATTATTGGGTTTGTGAGTTAGTTTGTAGTGAATATTTTAATTTTTTATGGGAAATATTAATAAAATATTACATTGAAAATGTGGATAATGTAAATATAATGTATTATTTGAATGTACGTATGGAATATTTTACAAGTGTGTGTAATAATGAAAACGAAATAGAAGATTTAGATTTAAAAAATAACATATTAATTCGTAAATTATTTATGGAATTATTTTGTATTTTATCAAACGCACCTAAAAATCATAAAAAATATGAAAATATTTACAAAATTCAGGAATGCGATTTTAATTTGGATTATTTAAAAACACAATTTGAATCTGATTCAAGTGAATATAGTAATAATGTATTACAAGATGATGACCCAGAAGAGTTGCGTATTGCTATAAATGAACTATGTTATCAATTACATATTCGACATAATTTTATTAAAAGTTGTTATTGGGTTAATTGGATAATTGCTTATGCCAAGTTGTATAATATTAAAGTCGCTGATAGGGGATTTTTAGATGAAGATACAATCAAAGCTAAACGACATCATTATGTTTGGATAATATGGGATTGTTTATACGCAGATTTTATAAATAATAATAATAATAATAATAATAATAATAATAATAATAATAATAATAATAATAATAATAATAATAATAATAATATTAATGATAATGTTAATAATAATAATAATAATAATAAAAATGATAAAGAAAATAATAATAAAAA